AGTGACAAACTCAAAGCCAGATTCATGCGGACAGACTTCTTCCAATGGACACCGACACATAAACTGTTTCTTGCAGCCAACCATAAGCCAGAGATTCGAGGAACCGACTACGCCATCTGGCGTCGTATCCATCTGATCCCATTCACGGTCACGATTCCCGTTGGTGAGCGAGATTCGAAGCTCGGGGCCAAGTTGTTGGCCGAGTTGCCTGGGATTTTGAACTGGGCTATTGCTGGCTGTCTGGAGTGGCAGAAGCACGGATTGATGCCGCCAGAGGCGATTGTCGAGGCCACGGAAGAGTACCGGCAAGAGCAGGACATCCTCGGACAGTTCATCGCAGATCGCTGCATCGTGGACGGTCAGGCGTTCGTCACATCCGAAGCGCTTTATCAGGTGTACAGCTCGTGGTGCGACGCAAACGGCAGCAAGGCGGTCACCACAACGGCCTTCGGGCGACGCATGACAGAGAAAGGGATGATCGGCGGACGTGGACGCGATGGAAAGCGAATTTGGACAGGTTTGCGACTAAAGCAGGGGCAGGAATGAATAAACGCGCCAGTTCGCAGATTTGCATTGACGGGTTTGACAGGTTCTTGACACGTTCTAAAAACGTGCGTCGCACAAATGTCATATCTGGTCAGAGTAGTTTTTTGACAGGTTTGACAGGTTTGACAGGTTTTTCTCGTAAGAGTTGTAAACACGAAAAAACGCTTAAGGGTCAATCGGAAAACGGGTTCAAACCTGTCAAACCCGTCAAAACCCGTCAAACGGGGGCGGTGGCATGACTGGGCGCCACTACAAGGTTGATGGCAAGCGGCTCCCTTCCGTGACCACGATCCTGACCGTGCTTGCCAATGAGGGCATTACTGCCTGGAAGATCAGGGTTGGGCTGACGGAAGCCGCTCGAATCAGCAAGGAAGCGACCGACTATGGCACGGCGGTTCACTTGCTATTTGAGTATGTGAACCGTGGAAATCGCGGTCCGTGGGGCGAACCCGATGACACCGTGATTGCGCCATACATTCAGTGGTACGACAAACACGTCTCGTCGGTTATCGGGGCTGAGCGGCTGCTGGTGTCACACAAACACGGTTTCGCTGGCACTACCGATCTGTTGGCAACGCTGCGCGAGGACGGGCAACCAGCCATCCTCGATCTCAAGACATCGAAGACGCCGCTCGGGATTCTGGAGTGGCGTCTACAGACAGCGGCGTACACCCTGGCGGCTCAGGAAGACGGGATCACGTGCGAGCGCCGAATCATCCTGCGGATGCCGAAGTCTGAGGTTGGGAAGATTTACGTCCACGAGCTTCCCCAGGAATATCTCGAAGTCGATCAGCGGGCTTTTCTAGCGGTGCTGCGGATTTACCAGTGGCACCAGCAGCAGCATTCCGTAGCCGAGTCACAGGGACCGCGCATTCGGTTCAGTGGCAAGACCAATGTCTGAACAGCGCGTCGCCTACTGGACCCGACCCGAGAACCGGCCAGAGCCGTGCTGGCGGGTCAACTGCACCAACGACGCGGCCACGGTGCAGGACGACCGATTCAGAGGCCGCTACTGCGAGCCATGCGCGCACCACGTGGCAGCGGACGCCGAGCGGCTGGGGATGGAGGGGGTGGAGGGGTGAGAGTCGCACCAGTCAGTGCAGAGCAACAGGCGACGTTTGGCGGTCAGATCAGGCACCAGCGGCAGCAGGCCGGACTGACCTACCAGCAACTCGCTCAGGCCGCGTCGATCTCCAAGAGCCTGCTGTTTGAGATCGAAAGCAACAACTCGGCGCCATCCGTGTTCGTGGCCGCGCGCATCGCCAGGGCGCTCGGGACTACGGTTGACGAACTGCTGTCGCATCAGCCCGGTGATCAGCCATGACCGCCGACCAGCAGACCGCGCTGATCCGACGAATGCTGGTCTTCATGGAGCGCACGGCCACGAAGGCGGGGCACCTCGCGATGATCGAGCCGAACGAACACCTGGGCGTCTGCAACACGAAGCGCCGGTACGTTGGCGGAACCCGCGTCCGCGACGGGTCTGGGTTCCGCATGGACGGCCAGACGCTCAACGGTGAGTGCACACCGTCGTGCCAGGAGTTCCGCGCCGTGCTGACCGCCGCACGGGAGCATGTGGCCGCCACCGCGCCGCGACAGTTGAGTCTGGAGGGGGCTGCTTGAACACGACAATGCCGCTGAGCGCGTCTGAGCGTCGATTTCAGCCCGTTTCGGAGGGTGAGTAGTGTCTGAGGGCAAGCACGACGAGTATTGGTTCAGCATGGCCGCTGTCGTTGCCACCCGCGCGACCTGCCCGCGAGCCAGCATCGGGGCGGTGCTGGTGCGTTTCGACCGTGTCATCTCCACCGGCTTCAACGGCTCGCCGCCCGGCGCGGACCATTGCCCGAACACCCCTGAACACCTGGCAATTGAGCATTGTCGTGTCAGCCGTCACGCGGAGGACAACGTCCTCCGAAACGCCTTGCTGCCAGCTTACGGGGCCACGCTCTACGTCGTCGGTCCGCGTCCTGTCTGCGCCAACTGCAAGGACAAACTGCATCAGGCCGGCGTCACAGACATCCGTCACCACTGGTCCGTCCCGACGCTCGACAGCGTGATCCGCGAGGTCAACGAGTGGCAGGCGGTGACGTTCCCGCGAGCGACACCGGCATCTGTCGTTGAGCATCTGCGCCGCGAGGTACAGGAGTTGGTAGCCGATCCGAACGATCTATCCGAACTCGCAGACGTGGTGTTCCTGGCGGTCGGGCTGGCCTACGAACTGGGCGTCGATCTGAAGACGGTTGTTGCTGAGAAGTTGGCGATCAACCGTCGTCGGACCTGGATGCCTGCTGACGAGCATGGCGTCGTGGAGCATGTGCGTGAGGCTGTCCGATGACATCAGGGACCAGCCTGGGCATGTGCGAGGGCGAGCGGTACCACGACATCTGCGCCGACCCGCTCACGTGCGGCGCCTGCTCCCTCTGGCGGCAGCCCGAAGAGTCTGTGGCGGACTGGAAGGCGCGGCTCTACAGGATCGCCAACACCGACCCGCTCACGTGCCGCAATGGGCACCCGTGGACGAATCTCACGAGCAGGTACACGCCCGAGGGTATCCGCTACTGCCGACTCTGCAAGCGCGGAAACGGCCAGCGGTGGCTCGCCAGACAGCGACAGGAGGCCGTGTCATGACCCGCCGCCTCATGCAGACCTCGGGCATCCGCAATATCGCGCTGCCGCGCCCTATCGGTCATCCGTTGCTGCCGCTGGTGCGCCTGAGCGAGCGGCGCCACATTGGCGGGCGTCTCTGGTGGCCGTGGCTGCCTCAGTCGTGCCAGACGCCCCATTGCGGAGGCCGGCTGCTGGTGCGGCCGGCAGACACCGACGACGGCGACGTGTCGTGCAGTTTTTGCGCGCGGGCGGTGGCTCGTGTTGGATCGGAGGCGTGGTGACGTTTTCCGCTCGCGTATTGCTTGACTCCGTGTCTCCAGCCGGCGTCCGCGTCACAACGATGGAGTGGACGTACCCGCGCTTCATCCACGCGGAGGTGATGACGTACAGGCAGTTCTCTCGGAATACGTCATCCTCTCGGGCCATCCCTGTCCGCAAGATGATCCGTAACGTCTGGAAGAACCCGGCTGGCCCTGTCGCCTGGGGCAAGAACCAACGCGGGATGCAGGCCCGCGCCGAACTCACCGGCTGGCGGCGATGGCTGGCGATCCGGTGCTGGTACACGGCCCGCTACCCGGCCATCCTCGCCGCGCTCTTGCTGGTCTGGCTCGGGGTCCACAAGCAGATAGCCAACCGCCTGCTGGAGCCGTGGATGTGGATCACGGCGATCATCACGGCCAACGAGCCAGCGTTTCGTCACTGTTTCAAGCAGCGGATTCACCGCGATGCACAGCCTGAGTTCCACGAGATTGCTCACTTGGCGTGGTTCGCCTACGCACACAGCGATCCCGTTGAGCGCATCGTTCACGCTCCGTTGATGACTGAGGCCGACTACGACGACATGGCGGCGGCCGGCCTGACTGGGGCCGGCCAGTACGCAACCATCTGGCACGTCAGCACCGCTCGGTGTGCGCGGGTGTCGTACTTGACCCACGATGGGCGCCGCGACCTGTCTGAAGACGAGCGGCTGTACATGGACTTGAAGCACGCCGACCCGCCGCACACCAGCCCATTTGAGCATGTCCTGACGGCATCCGAAGACCACGGGCGACGGTCTGGGAACGTGGTCGGCTGGATTCAGCACCGCGAGACCGTGGAGCCGGTTGCATGACCCCCGAAGTGATCGAGACGTTCATCGACGGCGGGCGCCCTGTTCTCATGACGATCAAGCGGACGCGGTTGCTCACTGATGCCGTGACGACCACGCTGGACCGCATCGACGGTAAGTGCGTCGTTTCGTCCGATGGGCGGTATTACCGCATGAACAAGATCGTGAGCATTGCGCGAGCGGACGCGCTCGACGGGGTGAAGTGATGGCGGCGGCAGGATGGCCCGTTGGGCGGAAACACAGCGACGAGTCGTGTTTGCTGATGGGCGCCACAAGGCTCGGTATCGACCCCTCCGAGTATCGCGCTAAGCGGGAGGCTGGTCTGCGCTGGTGCACAGGGCATAAGCGGTGGGAACCGAGCGCGGACTTCGTGTCGCATCCCGGCAAACGAGACGGGATCGGCGGTCAGTGCGTTGAGTCGAACCGCGCCATCTCTCGCGAGTACCAGCGGCGAAAAGCACGAGCAAAACAGCACACAGGAGGCTGACATGGCCTGGATAGGTGGAGCATCTTCGCGGCTGAGCATGGAGCAGGAAGTTGCCATCATGGAGGCCGTCTACGACGACAGCGACACGGATAGCGAGGCGGCAGAGGACACGAGCGAGGGGGTGAGCGGTGAGTGAGATACAGGGGCCGCGACAGGACTTGATTGATCGAAACAACGCCGTGTTTCAGGCCAGCAACGGGGCCGCTCGAATGCCGCTCAGCATCGGCTGCCAGCCAAATGGGCCGCACATGATGACAGGTGGTCCGACATGCGTCTGTGGGGCATCTGAGTCTCCGGTCATCATCAGCCGCGCAGAGTACGCCCGGCTCACCGCCCAGGCCGCCCGCGCTGACCTTTTTCGTGTCGCACTTGAACAGATACACAACGCCTCTGGCGCGTACATTTCTGCCTCAAGTGTGTACGGAGATACTGACGATATTGGCCTCTGGAAAGAGATCCATACTACGGCAAGGATGGCGCTTGACCAGATAGGAGATGTGGTAAAATAGAGACACGAAGTGGAGCCAGCGTAGCGACAACTACCTGGCTCCTGACACCGGAGGTGAGTCCGATGCAGGCACAGTCTACCATCCTGCCAATCGTCTGGGATCGGTTCTGATCAAAGGTTGACGCATCAGGGGATTGTTGGGTTTGGATCGGCAACCTTACCCCTAGTGGGTACGGGCAATTCTCGATTGATCGTCGCCTTCGACCATCTCACAGGGTGTCCTATGAGTGGCTAGTTGGCCCCATTCCAATCGGCCTTGTGATCGACCATGTTTGCCGCATCCGAAAGTGTGTCAACCCTGACCACTTGGAGCCAGTTACTCAGGCTGAGAACAACCATCGCGGGTACAGCCCGAACTCTGGAAAGGCTAAGAAGAATCACTGCCCGAAGGGGCACGTCTTTACCCCTGAGAACACTCTCGTTCGAAAGAGCGGACCGCCTAATCGTCATTGCAGGGTGTGCAAAGTGGAGAGGGACCGCATTCGACGCGCGCGGCCAGATGCACCGAAGCGACCAACGATAGGCTGGCCGGATGCAGCGTGCCGAAAGAGGCACCCAAGAACGACTGCCAACACGCTGATTTCCAAGCGCCATCGCCGTTGCTTGATTTGTGAGGCGATCAGGAAGGGACGGCCCGTCGATGTCTGAACACGAATCTCTGACGGCACAACTCGCGGCAGCCAACCAACGCGCGGATGCTGCCGAGCGGCGAGAGGCGGCGCTGGCTCAGCGGGTCCGCTATGTGGAGCGCATGAACTACGTCTCGCAACGTCAGATCAGGGGCATGGACGAGAGGTGGCAGGCCGTGCAGCCAGGAGATACCGTTCGCCTCGTCTGTTTGACGACTGGCGCATTTCGCGGCCTCGTGCGAGCCGTTGATGTGTCAGAGGGGCTGTGTACCGTCACGGCTGAGACTCCAATTCTTGATTGGCTGACTACTGGAGAGCGCGGCGAGTACCCGTACCAGACATGGGAGGTCGGCCACCGTTTCAACCCTGAGCGGAACGAACTCCGCGCAATCGCCGCCACCAGCGCGGCCGAGCCGAGCGCCGGCCAGCCTCCGCAGACCGAGGGGGTGTGATGGCCGAGTACGTCATGCGGCGACCAGTCTGTCTCTGCCGATACGACGATGACGAAGTGATTGTTGACACGTCGCAGTCGAGCATCGAGCCAATCCTGTTGCCAGCGCCGTTCACGGTTCATGTGCCAGACGACCAGCCAGCGCCACCCACGGCGCGCGAGTCACGAGGAGTAGAAGCATGAGCGTCTACGACGAGATTAGGACTGAACGTGATGCTCAGGGTGCTCAGTGGGGCGGCGACTCACACGACGATGGGCACGCTGCCTACGACTGGGAGTGGCTGATTCAGAAGTTTCTCGGGAAAGCCGCCCTGGAGCGGGGGGCGTCTGTTGTGGCTGGAGGCGGTCCTTCAGGCCGAACGACGTTCGGCTCTCCCGAGTGGCGCAAGCGGATGATCCAAGTGGCGGCGCTTGCCGTGGCCGGGGTTGAGTGGATGGACCGTGAGCAGCCACCCACGGCGCGCGCGGCGGAAGGGGGCTGAGGATGTGTGACCAGAAGACATTGGTGCCAATCCCTGATCTGCTCTGGCAGCAAACGCCGATCTCTCAGGCGTTCGACCCAGATCACCCCGAGTTCGGCATTGATGACCAGGGCCGCCAGTGTCTCAACCTGGACACCTGCATCGTACCAGCGGTTCAGGCGCTCTGGGCAGCGGGCATCCCCACCGAATCCTGCTGCTGTGGGCACGGCAGTGCATGGGGCGTCATCACGATCCAGAGTAAGGAGATTCCCGGGCTGCGCGGCGCTCAGCAGATGAGTCGAGCGCGGTATGAAGAACTTCTGTCCTGTGAACGGATGGTGCATGCGGCGCTCCAGCAGCGCACCGACGCGCCGGCCGCCGCGAGTGGTGGGGGTGACCGCAATGCTTGACATGGAGTTCTCCGGGTCAGGGCCATCAGCCTCGTACTACCAGCGGCGGGCCAAAGATGCAGAGGCACAACTCGCCGCCTCGGAGGCCCGCGTGGCGTCGCTGGAGGATGAGGTTGAGCGGCTCCGGGAGGGGCTGGCGTTCTACGCTGAGGTGCGCGAGTACAACCGTGTCGGTGGTGATCCTGTAGGCACACCACCGCCGATCATGAATGACAAGGGCCGGCGTGCACGCGCCCTGCTCGCGCAGCCGGCCGCCGTGGGGGTGGAGGGGAGATGAGTCGATCCCAGATCGCCTGCCAGACGGAGAACTGTTCGGGTGTTCTGGGGTCGTGGGCTGGTGGTTCGTTCATACCAGCCGGGCATCTTATCGGTGGGCGTGATTGGTGGGTTGATCCAGACGGCACACACGTTCGTTGTTCACGCTGCAATCACTGGTCGGTGCTGGTCAATGAGGACGGCAGACTTCGACTTGTGGGCCTGATGGTATCGCTCTAATCGGTCGCATCGTCTATACTGGTCAGGAAACCGCGACAGGTGTAACGCCGGCGGCCCGAAAAGGGCTGTCGGCGTTTTTGCGTTCTGGGGCAGAAAAGAGTCGAGATGTACGTCTCCGGTGTGGTGGCAGTCCTCCTTCTGTTGTTCGCCGTCCCCATGATGCTCGGGGTGGTCCCCATGAGTCCGGTTGTTGTCGGCGTGCGGCCGGCGTAGTACGCGCGTACTTCCAGAGAAAGACGGAACTGACCGCTCACGCCAGCAGCCTGCGGGGCAACGGGCTGCATCACCCAGGAACACAGGAGCGCATTCCGATGGCTGAGAAGATCACCCCGAAGAACGAGAAGCCAGCGGACGAGAAGAATCTGCCGTTCGAGTTCAAGAACCCCTTCACATCCTCCGACGAAGACGACAAGCCTGAACCGAAGGCCAAGTCAGCCCCTGACGCTCCCGAGAAGCCGGCCGCGAAGGCGCCAGCCTCCAAGAAGTCAGACGATGCGGACAACGAGCCACCGGCCGCACCACGGCGCACCATCGAGGAACTGCTGGCAGACCCGACCTTCGACCCTGATGGCCGCTACCGCTCCAAGCTGGCAGAGATCTCTTCACGCGAGGGCATGGGCAAGTACCCGCCTGCCGACATGCTCGATGACCACGGACAGCCGGTCGGGTAATTTGTGCAAGCCGGACAACCCTATGAATCGACGGCATCCGTATGAAAGCAGTCTGCGGCGCTCAGAAGCGGGGCAAGGACGAAACATGTCGTGCCCCGTCAATGCCGAACGGACGGTGTCGAATCCACGGCGGCAAGAGCCTGTCAGGAATCGCTCGTCCGAACTTTGTGACTGGCCGCTACTCGAAGTACCTTCCCTCTCGTCTCGCCGGCCGCTACGAGGATGCCATTTCCGATCCAGACTTGATGGCGCTCAAGGACGACATCGGCCTCCTGGATACGCGCCTCGGCCAGACCGTCTCAGCACTGGAAACCGGAGAGTCAAAAGAGACGTGGACAACGCTCCGTTCCGTCTGGTCCCAGTTCGAGGAGCAGTGGCAGGCGTTCCTGGACGATGGCGAGATGCCGGAGGACATGGAATCGACTGTCACGCACATCTCGGGACTGGTGCGCGCCGGTCTTTCCGAAGCGTATGTCTGGAACGAGATACGTGGATTGCTCAAGGAGCGCGCGGCACTGGTGGGGGCCGAGCAGAAGCGCCTAGTCGAGATGCAGCAGTACATCACGGCGACGCAGGCAATGGGCCTCATCGCGTCAGTCATGGCGTCAGTCAGGAGTCACGTCAGTGACCGTAGCGCTCTGGCCGCCATTGCCGCAGACCTTACTGACCTCACTTCGCGCCCAGGCGGCGAGTCTCATCACGCCGGGTCAGTCAGCGCATGAAGCCCCCGCCGACTACCAGGGTTGGCTCGACACGCTTTTCCCGTCCTACACCACGTCACCACTTGCTGAGCATCACCAGCGCATCTGGCAATGGGTCTGGGCGCTTGAGCGGGGTGTTCGGCCTACACCTCTGGTTGTCCTCCTAGCTCGCGGCGGGGCCAAGTCCACCACCGCCGAGATGGCCTGTGTGGCCGCCGGCGCCCGCGATGCTCGGCGGTACGTACTCTACGTCTCGGGCACCCAGAAGCAGGCTGACGACCACGTCGGCAACGTCTCGGCCATGCTCGAATCGAAGACCGTGTCAGCGTACTACCCGCTCCTTTCCGAGCGGTCGCTGAATAAGTTCGGTACGTCGAAAGGCTGGCGGCACAACCGAGTGCGTACCGCCTCTGGCCTGACCGTGGACGCGCTCGGCCTTGATGTTGACGTTCGAGGCATCAAGCTCGATGAGTACCGCCCGGATCTCATCATCTTTGACGATGTTGACGATGCTGAGGATTCGGTTGACCCGACCGTGCGCAAGAAGATCCGCATCATCACCCAGAAGATTCTCCCCGCCGGCTCTCCTGATGTCGCAACCCTCTTTGTGCAGAACATCGTCCACTATGAGAGTGTGGCCGCGCGACTCGCTGGACTCGCCTCCGAGGAAGCCGACTTTCTTGCTGAGCGTGAAGTCATTGGGCCAGTGCCGGCCCTGGTGGGATTCAAGGCTGAGAAGATCCCCGGCACGCCACGCTGGCAGATCACGTCTGGAACGCCAACGTGGCAGGGGCAGGATCTCGAAACATGTCAGGCACAGGTCAATGACTGGGGCATCAAAGCCTTCCGCGCAGAAGCCCAGCACGAGCGAACTCCCCCGGAAGGACAGGCCTTCCCCGAGTGGGATGTCAGCGTGCACGTGGTAGCACCGTTCGCGATCCCCTCAACGTGGGCGCGCTTCCGTGCCGTGGACTACGGCTTCGCCGCGCCGTTCTGCTGTCTCTGGATTGCACGCCATCCTGACGGCTCGCTGATCGTCTATCGCGAGTTGTACGGGGCTGGCTGGACGGCATCCGAGCAAGCGCTGAACGTGCGGATGCTCAGCGCCGGCGAGACGTACAAGAAATCGGTTGGCGACCCGTCGATGTGGGCCAGCACCCGCGAGGGCAAGCGCTTCAAGAGTGTGGGCGACCAGTACAAGGAGTACGGCGCGAAACTGACGCCAGCCACCAACGAGCGTGTCTCGGGATGGGAGCGCGTCCACGAGTACCTGAACTGGGAAGAGCCGACCCCAGAGTTTGAAGGCTTTCCCCCCAAGTTGACCGTGTTCTCAACGTGCCACAACCTGATTCGCACGTTCCCGTTGATGGTCAAGAACCCCGACAAGCCAGAGGACATCGACTCGGACACCGAAGACCATGCGGTTGATGCGCTCAGGTATGGCGTGCTGGCGGCAGCCGGCGCACGGTTGGGGGTGGGCCTCGTCAAGTCCCTCAAGGGCAACCATCGCGAGGACCGCAACCCGCAACGGCTGGCGCCATCGCAGACCAACGCCTCGCAGCGCGCGGTTGAGGCTGAGCGGGAGAACGAGCGCAACCCGCGCAAGGCCAGCCTGCTCGGTGGCCGGCGCGCTGGTGTGATGCGGGG